TCTTGAAGGGTGCTTTGGATTCTTATGCCAAGCGTTATATCTCTTGGAATGCCGATATGCGTGATGAAGATCTGCCGCGTTCGTTTGAGTTTACCGGTTCGATTATCTTTGTATCGAATATGGCTTTGGAGAAGATCGATCAGGCTATTCGTACCCGTAGTTTGGTTGTTGATCTGTCGATGACCGAGGCTCAGAAGTTAGAGCGTATGGAAGTAATTGCTAAGTCGGAAGAGTTTTTGCCCGAGGTGAATGCTACTGCCAAGGTAATGGCTTTGGACTTTCTGAAGTCTAATCTGGGTAAGATTCCTAATATGTCTTTGCGCTCTTTGATTGCCGTTACTAAGATTGCTAATAATGGTAATCGGGATTGGAAAGACTTGGCCAAGTATGTTTTGACTCAAGGTAACTGATATGAATGAGCGAATTAAACAAATCTGGGAAGATAGCGAAGAAATCAAAGTTCGCTATCCTGAACAAGGAAGCCCTGTTAGTGTTTCAGAGCAGACACTAGAAAAGTTCGCCGAGTTGATTGTTCGGGAATGCGCCAATCGTGCTAGTTGGGCACAAGATACAAATGAACAAGATATTGGCGGTGAAGTGTTGAAGCATTTCGGAGTTGAAGAATGAATAAAGGCCTGAAGATAGATTTCGAGATTGCCGATAGGATCACGCTCTTAAATTTACAAGACCAGAGAAAGTATCTGAAGAAAGAACTAAAGGATCAGAAGAAAGGTAAGTATCTTCATCCAGATGATGTGGTAAGGAATGCTGAGATCATTGCCTGCTTAGACATATTAATCGCCTATTACGGAGGTACGAATGATTAAGATAGAAAATTGTACTCAAAAGCCGGCTAAGGGAACTAAAGGAATTATTATTCTAACCTTTAATAATCAGTATGTGTTCAGAGTATATAATGAAGATCATACGGTCATAGACTACGATATACTCCATTGCGATCTAGATGTAACGATTGATAGTGATGATGCTACGTTCTATGAGTTTGAAGATGGAACAGCTACCCTGGATCATAGCTATGAGGTGTATCATGGTAATATCGAGGCGGGAATAGATAGGAATACCATTATTGTTAATGAGTATGATATAGGTACGGAAGAAGGATTTAATGCATTTATTAAATCGAGAAATAAGATATGAAAATAGATAGAATTAATCGTAATCAAGAAATAGAAAGAACGGAGAGGGCAAACGTTCAATATAAGAGAGAAGAAGATTATAGGCAGGTAATAGAGAAGAAGAATCTAGATAGAATAATAGCCGAAAGAGTGGAAAGAAATATTAGATTAGGTAATGAAAAAGGTAGGCATATAGATGTTGATGTCTGAAGATTTTATTATCTTTATAATCGTTATAGTAGCAGTGATAGGTATAGTGTTGTGGGATATGAAAAGAAATTAGTAAGTTTACCTTACTAATATTTTATTTTAAATTGGTGTGTATTTATAGGGTTAAAAACAGAGATTTCTCGACCTAATAAACGCCTTCCCGAAACCAGCCAGCAGCTATTATAATATTATGATATTACCCAGCTGTTATATAACTAGAATGAATACCCGAGCAAGCCGTAAGGGTATTCAGTAACAGCTTGACGTTTCTGTCGTTTCAGCCTATAATCATCACATGGCAAACAAAATAGGAACTAAGATGACTAATCAATCACGTGAGATCCAGCTGTACGGAATGACCACAGAAGACATTCGCGAGCAGTATGTCGAGTCCCTCACCGCTAAACACGGTGGGATCGAGATGGTAATAGCTGGGATCCTCTCCGATTGCCAAGAGATGTTGGGAATGGGTGCTGGTCCTCGCTCAGTTGAGTACTGCCGCCAGCACATGAACATTGCCAAGCACCTCCTCTTCACCAACGCCCTGCTAAAAACCTCGTCTGTAACTGCCTGAAGTGATGGAATCTAAGGAGTCTGTATAATGAAGAACCCAATACCTAAAAGCAATATATTCTATACTCCTGAAAGCCTGAAGGAGTTGTTTGACCGCATCGAAGGCTTTTCTAGTAAGAAAGAAAAAGCCCAAGCTTATCAGATAGCCATGATGACACTGAATGCTTGCAGCTTAGTTGTAGACAAGATGATTGAGGAGTCTGAGGAGTCTGTATGAGCTGGCAGTCTTTAGACCAGTCTTTCGAGACTTTGAGCCAGGCGGAAGCATTGAACATTGTACAAGAAGAGGCCACTGCTCTGGGCCTTCCTATCCTGGAAACTCTGATATGGATGCAGGAGAACTACGAAGAACTGGATTCTATACAGAAGAACGCCTTTAGAACGGCTTTTCGTGGATTCCGCCGCCTTTTGGCACCTGCCTAATACCCATCCGATCTGTAGGGTTATTGCTTGACGTTTGGTCCGAAAGAGACTATAATTAGACATCTTAACAAGGAACACACACTAGGAGCACATGATGATCGTATACAATGTTCAAGTTCACCCTATCCATGCTGGTCATGTGAATGATCACAAGGTCATGAATGAGCAGGAGTTTGCTACAAAAGAGCAAGCACTTCTGTATGTAAGCCTATGGAATTTTGTCAACCCTACACCTTACGATACGATTGCTGTCTACACTGGCGCTATCGACACCGAGACTGGTGAGAACCCATCCGATCTGTAGGGTTACTGCTTGACGTTTGGTCCGAAAGAGACTATAATTAGACATCTTAACAAGGAACACACACAATGATGAACGAACGAATTGAAAAACTTCTGGCAGAATTGGATATTGATTTATACACCGACAAAGGTGTAATGATGACTGGGATATTAGTTCGCCCCAAAGACTTGCGCCAGTTCGCCGAGTTGATTGTGGCTAAATGTGTTGCTCAATGCGAGTTTGTTGCTGGTCAAACTGAAATCACCAACACAGGTGAAATGGCTCGCAAGACCAAAGCAACAGCCAACAATTGTGCTTTTTTGATTAAAAAGCATTTCGGAGTTGAAGAATAACCATCCGATCTGTAGGGGTACTGCTTGCACTTTTACTGGATCTAGACTATAATTAGACATCTTAACAAGGAACACACACAATGACTAAAGAAACTAACCTCTCTATCGCTACTCGCATCGTAGCTTCTACTCCTGATAAAGCTCTGGCTCTGTCAGAGATCATGAATGTTCTGGGCGTTACTCGCTCTAACGCTTTCGTGTATCATACTAAAGCTACTAAAGGTGTTGCCAAGCCTGCTGTAGGCGCTGTTAAGGCAGAGAAGGCAACTAAGTCGGTCAAAGAGTCTATTCAAGGTACTTCTAGTACTAAGAAGGCTCAGAAGCTGGCCGAAATCGATGCTTTCCTGGCCTCGGCCTCGTCTGCTAAAGGCAACCCCTTCGCCGCTCTTTCTGCTTAATATGATCGAGTTTTTAAAAGAGATGGGCCAGGCTATGATCATAGCTCTCTTGATTGGCGGCCCCTTCTTCTACTACTTCCTTTTCATGATGAGGCCATAACATGTCTGGTATAAAAGCAACGATTGAGAAAGCGGCCGAGATGTTAAGTCTTGGCTACACCGATCATGAGATTGTCCGCATTCTGCGAGTACCTCCTAGTATGGCCGAGGATCTGATTCAGAGTGCCGAACAGTGGAATGACATCACATATGTGCCCTATACCGAAAAAGAAGTAGATGACATGGCTGAATACTATGGAGAAGAATGAGTATAAGGCTACCAGTATAGAATACAGTAGTACTCACTTTCTCAAAAAAAAGTATAGTTACTCTATCAACCAGGTTTCAGGCCTAGTTACTTATACCTATGTTTAAAAATTTTCGCGCGCTAAGAATCCGGTCTCTAGAATCCCTGCAGAAAATAATTTTGCGGCGAGAATTCCCTCAGCTGAAACTCCCCTTTATATACCGATTCGAAAAATTTTTTTGCGCGCTAAGTTCCACGGTGAAATGGTTGTTCATAACCTCCTGGGTATTCCTTACCCTATTCCTCTTCAGCACCGTCGCCTTACTCATGATAGGTATAGGTGGTGAGATCGCACAATACCTTTACCGTTACGTAACTACCTAAGTTGGTGTATTTCTATTCTGACCTTATAATCGGTATACCGAATTAAACGCAGGAAAATATCATGAGAAAAATGGCTTCTATCCGTAAGATCGACTCGCTACGTCCCATTGTGGGCGCCGATGCCATTGAATGCGCCATCGTTGGTGGCTGGACCTGTGTGGTTAAGAAAGGTGAATTCAAGGTAGGTGATCTGGCTGTATACCTGGAGATTGATTCTTGGGTACCCACCGCACTGGCCCCCTTCCTATCCAAAGGCAAAGAACCCCGTGTGTACGAAGGTATCCAGGGTGAACGGCTTCGTACGGTGAAACTACGTGGTCAATTGTCACAGGGCCTGTTGTTGCCTGTGATCAATGATGTAACTGGCACTTACTTGATGATCTACACAGATGAAACAGGTGAGTATTCGCTGTCTGTGGCCGAAGGTGATGATGTGTCAGAAGCCCTAGGCATCGTCAAGTGGGAAATGCCCCTGAATGCCCAGCTTGCTGGCCAGGCCAAGGGTAACTACCCCACCGCTATTCCTAAGACCGATCAAGAGCGTTGCCAGAACCTGGTTACAGAAATCGATCAAGCTATTACTGATAAACTTCAATTTGAAGTTACAGAGAAGCTTGAAGGTAGTTCAATGACCGTATACCTGATCGATGGCGTTTTCGGTGTATGCTCAAGAAACCTTGACCTCAAGGAAACTACGGACAATACGTTCTGGCAGGTGGCTCGGCGTGATGATATTGAAAGTAAAATGCGGACAGTTGTTGGTACTGATTTTGCTATTCAAGGTGAGTTGATTGGTCCGGGAATTCAAGGCAACATCTACAAGCTGTCAAAGCCAGAATTCAGAGTATTTGATGTTTATAACATCTCTGGCGGGTTTTATGTGACGCCAAATAAACGTCAGACCTTGATTACAATGATGGGGTTACTGCATGTTCCTGTCATTGCCTACCAAACTATTGTACCATGCAGTACCGTGGATGAACTATTGACCTGGGCAGAAGGCCCATCTGCAATTACTCCTTCGCAGGAACGCGAGGGCGTTGTGTTTAAGCAGGTGGATGGTGGAATGACTTTCAAGTCGATTTCTAATCGTTACCTGCTAAAAAGTGCTGATTAATTACCGTGAAACCAACTCCCTAGAAAGGACCTTTATTATGTCACGTCTTACCTCATGGCCCTCCAAAGATGGCGCAATCCCTATCAAGGAGATGGAGACCAACCATCTGTACAACACGGTGAGGACCCTTCATGGGTATGCCGAAGACCGCAGGCGCAAGCTCCGCGTTAATGGGTACGATACCAAGTTCAATACCAGAACCATTATGGACTGGATTATGGATATGGATCGTGAGATCAAGAGACGTAATAAGGTGATGTTCAAGTAATGAATCAGTACAGCTACCTGGCTGTTGCTTTAATAGTTAAGCTTGCCTTCGTATGCTTTATACTATATAATGATCTATCGGCCTGGTGGCTGTTACTACTGCTACTCATATGAAACCTAAAATATTACCAGTGTTAGAGATGTGTATTGAGAATGGCTTGACCATAGGCTATCGGCGTGCCTTTAAGCATACCGATAATCCTACCGAAGAGCAAATTACCAATCAGATCAGGGAGTCCATCATGAATGAACTCTACGAATGGTTTGACTTTGGAGTTAAAGAATGAACATAGATCACGGTGCGATATTTCAACAATGTGTATACGATGCAGATAATCGGTATGTTGACTTAACACTTAGACCGGCTGCTGTGAATTCCCGTACATTTACATTGACCATGACAGACACATCCAACGATGCAGAAATGGACATGATGATTGAACTTTATCTCACAGAAGAAAATTTGAAAAAAGTCATTGACCGTTTGTTAAAGGTATTGGAAAATGAACGAACGAATTAACCACCTTTCGGAACAGGCAAGAGACTATGCCAATGAGGTGTACCTGGCTCCTGTTAGATCTAAAACACCTGGTAAGATTTGGGAAGAGGGCCATGTAACTTGGGAGAATATCTTTCAAGCAAAATTTGCCGATTTAATTGTCATAGATTGTGCAAACCTGGTAAATAACTGGGGACGGTGGCTTTTGTTTGATAAACTTGCCGTTAAGATTAAAGAACATTTCGGAGTTAAAGAATGAAACGCCCCTCACTTCCTCCAGCAACCATTGTTGATGGTCGCAGCCTTTACACTTCTGGTGACATGCGAGCTTATTATGATCTAGCTTTAAGCACCGCCCATGATGAATTTACAGAACCCGACGATACTATTACAAAACCAGCGTCATCTGCAAGTATCGATGATATAAGTATCGATGATCTAATGAATATATTTGGAATGAAAAAATGAACAAATTAGGAGTTAAAGAATGAGTTTTATTTTAGGATTCTTTGCAGGTTACATAGTAGCAGCTATCGTATATGCATACCGATCAAATGAAGATTCAAGGACAATGACAGAATGAGTAAAGTAGTCAATGAAATTATGGCAGTAAGGGGCGACAAGGTTCGCCTTAAGCAAACAAAGCTATTCCAAGATGTATTTGCAGTAAGAGAAGATACTCAAAACTTAAAAACCGGGACAGAAATTCAGTATAGAATCGGTGTTACTCTTGGCGCCCAATGCTGGGTTGATGAGTTAGAACAACTTAAGTCTGATAATGCTCTTGCCAATGCTATTGAACGTACCAAGAGACAGGTAATAGAGGCGATCTTTGGAGAGTTTAGAGAAGACTTTAGAAACATTGAACGGTCTCTCTATGATAGCAATGTAGAGGAGGCAAGGGTACAGTTACATGCTATGGAAGATAAGATGTTTCAAGTTACGATATGATGCAGCAAGAACTTCCTTTTTTTTGGCCTTTGACCGAGCAAATCCCCCTCGACCTAGATCATAGCAATTGCCTGAAGCCAAATATATTCGTCAATTCGATCGGTACCAATGGAATGTTTCTGATGACTGCAGGTACCACGAGTTCTTACATCACGGGTAATCTATCGATCGATACCGATCAGGTCACGTTCAAGACGAGTAAGAAACCAAATATCGTACAATCAATGCTCTATAAGGTTATGGGTATTAAGCTGGAGAAGAAATAAGATGAGTAATATTTTATCACATGCCATGGTGGAATTAGACCGTATTGGTATGACGGAGGATTCTGAAGACGAAATGAATGTACATATGCGAAAGCACATTCTCCATATGATGAATGAGTTTGCCAGGGAGGGGCATTCCGGGTTCTCTGCCTCCTACGCTATTTCTATTCTAACAAGGCTTTTAGATTTCAAGCCCTTATCTCCCCTGACCGGTGACGATGCAGAATGGAATGAGGTGGGTGAGGGTCATTGGCAGAACAAGAGAAGGTCATCGGTGTTTATAGACGCTAATGGATCCTGCTATGATATAAATGGGAGGGTATTTTGGGAATGGTACAGGGGTGAGGACGGTAAAGCTTCAAAGACCTATTATACCGGTAGAGAATCTAGAGTACCAGTCACCTTTCCTTATGTGGTACCAGATAAACCAATCTACGAATATAGGTATTCAGATGCTGAACCCCCTCAACCAAAACAAAATGAAGAAGGCTTTCTATCATGAATGAACGAATTAAAGAGCTAGCAGAGAAAGCAGGGTTCGTGCTGTGGGGTGAAGAGACCTGGAACCCAGGTGATGCTATTGATTGGTCTTGTCGCTACGATGATGAACTAACCAAGTTAATCGAGTTAGTTGTTAAAGAGTGCATCGGTGTTGTAGAAGGGGGACAGTTTATACACGATCAGGCTCCAACAGCATTGTTTGCTAAAGAGTGTAGTGGTGCGATTAAGAAGCATTTCGGAGTTGAATAATGAATAAATTAAAACTTATACTTTGTGTAGGTGGTGTTGTTTTAATGTCCGGGTGTGCAACTAGTGTGCAAACTGCCGCACTGGTCGGTGCGCTCGGAGGTGCGGTTATTGCTTCTGAATTAAACCAACCCAGGCCGGTTTTAGTTGTTCCACCGCGCACTCGACCCATTACCTGCCACTCACAACTAATTGGCTACAATGCTTATGGTCGCGCAGTCTATCAACAAGTGTGTCGTTAAAATTGGAGTTGAATTATGAATAAAAAGATTAAAGATGATATGGTAGCTGTCCTGGTCTCCACCGGGTACGGTGCCGGCTGGTATTCGTGGCATGGTGTGGAGGAATTACTCTATGATCCAAAATTGGTAGATATGGTACTGGAGAAAGCCTCGGTAAAGGCCATAGAAATATACTGTGAAGAGGTGTATGGTGAAAACCATTACTACGGTGGCGCCGATAACCTAGAGGTTATGTGGATATCCGTAGGTACCCCCTTCCGTATTGATGAGTATGGTGGTGCGGAAATAATTGAAATTCGTGACGAAATTGAATGGATGGTAGCATGAATGAAGAACTAGATAAACAATTGTGTGATAAGTATCCTTTACTCTTTAAGGATCGTAATGCCGATATGAGAACCACTGCCATGTGCTGGGGTTTTGCCCATGGTGATGGCTGGTTCAATATCGTCGATACACTATGCTGGCACCTCCATCACAAATACGATGATGCTATATTACGTCACGACTACCTGGTCTCTCGCCTTGGTAAACCCCGGTTTGGTGAGAAAGGGGTTGCTGTAATACAAGAAGATATCGATGATGCAAAAGTAAAGGTAGATGAGGAGGCCGCAAAGGTTCCTACTGTAGTTGAGGTTAAGGAAAAATTCGGTACTCTCCGTTTCTATATCCAAGCCGGTACTGATGCCCATTATAACTATATCTCCTTTGCCGAATCCATGTCTGCAGTTACTTGTGAGACCTGTGGCAGCCCCGGTAAGCGTCTAGGACACGGGTGGATCTATACTGCCTGTGAGACCCATGCACATGACGACGACTGGGCAGAGTCTTTAAAGTAGACGAAGAAGAGTAACGTTACGTTAGATAGTTGATTTTCTCGCTCAAGCCCCTATAATAGGGTATGAGAAGGAGTTTTATATTATGATTAAAAGTACCGATAAACTGGTTACGAAGGATATCTACATGTCCCTTTCGGCCATCTATACCCATACCAAGCCGGCAGCGGTCATTGCATCTATGATCGATAGATCTCTACCGGAGTTTCGTAAGCAATTGGATCTACCTAGAGACGTTAAGTTTCGTGTGGCTCCTATTAAGGCTAAAAATACCAATGGTTACTACTCTGTAGAGGATAAGCTGGCTGTAATCGATTGTAGGCTTGGTTGGGCAAGGGCGTTGGAAGTAATTGCCCATGAACTCGTCCATGCCGAACAATACCATACCGGTAAACTGAAGAAGAAATACGTTCAGAGAAAAGGTTGGTTACATCACTGGAATGGTACTCCTGGTAAAAAGGGTACTACCTATAAAGCTTACCGCGATCAACCGTGGGAGCAAGAGGCCTGGAATCGTCAGATGTATCTGGCCGAAACTGTTTGCCGTATTTTAGAGGAAAAATATCCATGAACCGTAATGAAGAGATAATGACGATACTCCAGGAGGAGTGTGCAGAGGTGATTCAAGCAGTTTCCAAGGTTCGTCGCTTTGGAATGTCGGAAAATCACGCTGCACTCGTCGTAGAGTTGTGTGATTTACAGGCAATGCTCGACCTGATGTATGAATATGAGGTGGTTCACTGCAGTTACGAGCAACGACTTGACAATATTTTTACGAAACGGGAAAAATTAAAAAAGTTTTCCAAGATTTTCGAAAGTAACAGTTGATTTTATCGGCAAACCGCATTATAATTAGTACATCTTAACACAAAAGGACTATATCATGGCTCATGAACTTGAAATTGCAAAAAACGGCGAAGCAAACATGGCATTCGTCGGGGAAACCCCCTGGCATGGCCTTGGTAAGCGGGTCCCTTCAGACGTCTCACCAGAACAAATGCTAGAAGCTGCTAATTTGGATTGGACTGTCAGTAAAAAACAGCTATTCTTCAATTCCGATGGTGGTCTTGTACCAACTAAGGCCCAGGCCCTGGTACGCTCTACCGATAATAAGGTATTGACCATAGTTTCCGATAATTGGAATCCGGTTCAGAACCTGGAAGCATTCGAATTCTTCAATGACTTCGTTCATGCTGGTGATATGGAGATGCATACCGCAGGATCCCTCAAAGGTGGTAAGATGGTCTGGGCTATGGCACAGATTAAGGATTCGTTTACCCTTTTTGGTGGAGATAAAGTTGAAGGCTACTTACTATTTTCTAATCCTCACGAGTTTGGCCGCTCTATTGATGTTCGCTTCACACCTGTACGAGTTGTATGTAACAATACCTTGACTATGGCGTTGGATAGTGAGGTTAAGCATTCTGTAAAGATCAATCACCGTTCTAAATTTGATGGTGACTCGGTAAAAGAGACCCTAGGTGTTGCTAAGGAACAGCTGTCTCGTTATAAAGAGCAGGCGCAGTTCCTGGGTAAGAAAAAATATGACAAGGAAACGATCGTTGAATACTTCAACCGCGTGTTCCCATCCATGTCGAAGGATGAGGTTAAGTTGTCTAAGACAGCATTCCCTATCAGTCGTCAGGCCGAAGAGGCGATGGCTGTAGTACATACTCAACCTGGTGCAAACTATGCTGAGGGGTCTTGGTGGCAAGCCTTTAACGCTGTAACGTATATGACTGATCATAAGCTTGGTCGTTCACGCGATAGTCGTTTGACTTCTGCCTGGTACGGTATGAATCGTGCTAAGAAAGAAAAAGCTTTGGACTTAGCTGTAAAGTATGCAGAAATGGCATAACAAAAGCCTATATATTACACGGTGGTAAATAATAACCATACGTAATAGTCAGGTACTAGTTGCCAGTAACTCAAAAGTAGGATATAATCATTTATGTTAGCGAAGAAATTTAAATCAATGCATCAGTTTAGCGTAGCCATGCCGCTACCCAGCTATTGCGTTGGCTCAAGTTCCGATCGCAATACATGGGGAGAGATTGCCATCCGAGGGACGTGTAACTAGTACAGACGTACAAATTACCAGAGCCCTCGGAAAGCGAAAGCCCCGAGGGTTTTTTAATGTGTAAAGTTCATCGTAACGCTTGCACGAAACTGCAGAATAGGTTAAAATAGATTCTGTAGCGTTGATAATAATCAACATTGTTCTTTAAAAATTTGCATACCATTTAATGTGTCTGGTTAGCTCAATAGTAGAGCATTCGACTGATAATCGAAAGACAGAGGAGCGTTACCTCTACCAGATACCAATATGCTCCTGTCGTCTACTGGCTAGGACGCTGCCCTTTCAAGGCGGAGAAGACGGATCGAAACCGTTCGGGAGCACCATATTAAAGAGCATTAAGCTAGTGTTTTTTAATATGGTTAATGTACGTGTGACCCGAAAGGCTAGGGAACAGACTGCAACTCTGTTTTATGCAGGTTCGACTCCTGTCGCGTACTCCAATGATTTTAGGCTCGTTCATATAATGGTCATTATCGCGGATTGTCTATCCGTAGATGGGAGTTCGATTCTCCCACGAGTCGCCAGTTTTTTTGCCCTTGTATCCTTAGTGGTAGAGGTCCTGTTTTGTAAGCAGGGTGTGGAGGTTCGATTCCTTCCTGGGGCACCAAGTTAATGGAAGTGTGACTGAGAGGCCGAAGGTGACGGACTGTAAATCCGTTCGTAACAGCACGTTGGTTCGAATCCAACCGCTTCCACCATTTTTTAGCGGGTAGTGTAGCCAACAATCCAGTCTCATAAGCTCGGATCATCGGAGGTGCGAATCCTTCACCCGCTTCCAGTTTTTTCTCGGTATGGTGAAATGGTATCACTTGTCGTTTGGGACGATAGAGCGTAGGTTCGATTCCTGCTACCGAGACCAGTATTTTGGGCTTACCTAATGGGTAGGGAAAGGCACTTGCAATGCCATGCTTGGGGATCGTTACCCCATAGGTCCACCAAGTTTATTCCTCAGTAGCTCAGCGGTAGTAGCACTTGACTGTTAATCAAGGTGTCGGTGGTTCGATCCCACCCTGGGGAGCCAATATTTTTTGCCTGGTTAGCTCAGCGGTAGTAGCGCCCTCCTTACAAGTGGGATGTCGGCGGTTCGATCCCGTCACCAGGTACCAGTTTGTTGGGGGTTAGCTTAGCTCGGTCTAAAGCATCGGACTTTGACTCCGTGATCACTGGTTCGAATCCAGTACCCTCTGCCACGTAACGGTTGCCCTTTTCGTGAGAGCAACTATAATAGTATTTTAGGAGATAGAAATGAAGCGAAAGAAAATCGTGCGCGAACGTAACTGCTTCGTTCGTCTAGCACTATTCCGTAAAGCAGGTGTTCATCGTAAGTCTAATAAGGCATTGCGTAAAGCACAAAACCAAATACCTATGGGGGTATAACTTAACGGCTAAAGTAGTAGGCTTTTAACCTATTAATCAGAGTTCGATTCTCTGTGCCCCTACCATAGATAAACATACTTACCCTACGCCCGATTAGTAAGGGAGATAGCGACTAACCGCTGAAGGAAGGTTTAAGAGTGTGTTTTTCTATGGTAAATTATATTGAAGCATATTACGGCTGAGGTCCAGAGATAACTTCATACTAAGCCGTAACAGGATACAGAAGCAGACCTAAACCTGTTGCATAGTGTGTTTCAATATGGTAACTATAGATAAACACACTAGGCCTGGTCAAAAGCCATCGCGGGTATAGTGCCTTCCGTGCCGCGGACTTGAGTGTGTTTTTCTATGGTAGTAGTTTTCTTTGGTGTGGCCATAACTTAATGGTAAAGTCGTGGATTGTGATTCCGCTTATCTGAGTTCAATTCTCAGTGGTCACCCCAAAGAAAATTGCCGAGATAGCTCAGTTGGTAGAGCACTTGTTTGAAGCACAAGGTGTGGGCGGTTCGATCCCGTCTCTCGGTACCAAGTTAATGGAAGATTGTCCAGCCGGGGATGCTGGCCCTGTTTTGAACGCAGGTGGAGCCGAAAGGCCAGGGTTTCGATTACGCCAGTCTTCCGCCATTAAGGGTGTAAAATGGAAAGTTTAATTTACCGTTTACGTAAGCGTGCTGAAATACGCAGGCAGATAAAAGATAGAAAATCCGTTCAGGAAAATAAGCCTGATCGTATTGCAGACCTGTTAGAAGAGGCTGCAAATAGGATTCAAGAATTGGAGAGTGGGCAGGATGGTAATGCAGCGGATTGCTAATCCGTAGACAGTAGTAATACGGTCACAGGGTTCGACTCCCTGACTCTCCGCCAATTACGGTGACATAGCACAGCGGTAGTGCAGCTCCTTCATACGGAGCAGGTCGTTGGCTCGAATCCAACTGTCACCACCATACATGCGTCTGTAATTCAACTGGATAGAAAGTCAGTCTTCGAAACTGAAGGTTGGGAGTTCGAATCTCTCCAGACGCACCATATCTCGTAAACGATATATTGCATGTAGGATATCTCGTTAACGATATATAATATATCTCGGTAGCTCAATTGGCAGAGCACTGGTCTCCAAAACCAGGGGTTGAAGGTTCGAGGCCTTCCCGGGGTGCCAACGCAGGGTTAGTTTAGTGGTAAAACTAGATCCTTCCAAGTTCAAGTCGCGAGTTCGATTCTCGCACCCTGCTCCATTAAGAAGTGTATACCATGAAAAAATTAAATATAGACGAAGTTAAAGCTTTCATTGAATCACAGAGTCCAGAGACAAAAATCTACATCGGGGCTGATTCAGAAAGAATGAAACGTGATGGTAGATGGTATGCAGATTATACTTTAGCGATTGTCGTACATATCAACGGTCGTCACGGGTGTAAGATTTTTGGTGAGATTCAGACCGAGATTGATTACGATGCTAAGGCAAGTAAACCATCTATGCGTCTGATGAATGAAGTGTATAAGGTGGCGGAACTGTATCATAAAATTGTTGATTCAATTGGTGAAAAAGAAGTGCAGATACACCTTGATATTAATCCGGATATACGTTATAATAGTAGTGTAGTGATACAGCAGGCAGTTGGTTATATTAAAGGTACATGTAACGTGATACCGATGGTAAAACCGAATGCATTTGCTGCTAGCTATGCGGCTGATAGATTAAAAGAAGTATTAGCAGCCTAAGGATTTGCCCAGGTGACGGAATTGGTATACGTGTTGGTCTTAGAAGCCAAATTTTGAGAGTTCGAGTCTCTCCTTGGGCACCATTTTTCCGGCGTTAGTATAATGGATAATACAGCGGTCTTCTAAGCCGTGAATATGGGTTCGATTCCTGTACGCTGGACCATTTTTTATAAGAGAGACTATATGTTTATTAAACTTACTAACGCTTCTTTACCGTTTCAAGACAAACGGCTTATTCTTAAAAAAGAAAATATTATTTCAATATTCGAAAATACTACTGAAGATGAAACGGTAACTACAGTCTTCTGTGGTGCTTCAGGTACATGGAATGTAAGAGAAACAGTTGATGAGATTTACTCGTTACTTTGACCGGTATTTTCGGGTGGAACAGGCATTTCATTCATAATAACTCTTAAACCGTATTCATAGTCTTTAAGTATTTCAAGCATAAGATTACAAACTCGTACTCTGTGTTGAAATGTTACAAGCTCTTGTCTTCTTTGTTGTATTTGATTAAGGACAAAGCTATTTAATAAATTTTCACCTTCGGTTTTTATTCTTAACTTTTTCGAAACTTTTTCAAGATTAACAATATACCTTTCTGTAACTCCTATGTCTTTAAATACAAGGTCAAGCATAGACCTAGTTTCCATTTCAGCAATATGAATAAGGTCATCTTGATCAACGTTAAAACTAGGTACAACGTGTAACAGAATTTGAACTATGTTTGCAACAGCTTCATCTTTAGCATTCGTAGTAGTAGTTTCACCTGTAATATCATATTGTTTTCTTCTAACAGGATCACTTAATATTTCATACGCAAGTTTAATACGTTTAAATATCTCTTCATCACCACCTTTATCAGGGTGATACATTTGTGCTAAAGTTCTATACCGTTGTTTAATGGTTTCTAAGGAAGCATCAACCGGTACGTCTAATTCGGTATAGGGATTCATTTTTTTATAAAGTAATTTTAAGTATTTATGTGCGAGTGTAGCCGAATTGGTATAGGCAGTGGACTTAAAATCCATAATCTGCGGGTTCGAGTCCCGCCACTCGCACCATTTGTGGTATAAATAAACCGTCCCCAGTGGCGGTTTTTCTTTGTCTATATTATAATTATATGATAGGAGTGTGATATGAAAGTTGAGTTTAATTCGTTACATTGGAATAACGTTGATAAAGATATGCTGTCAGCACATCAACGTGTCATGGACCATTTTAGTATTCCGATGAATTATGATAACCGTGATGGTCATAATCATGGTATGTGGATGCAATGGGTAATCAATAACTCGTCAAGTGACGTTATTGTGTTTATGGAGCCCGATTGTATCCCGCTTAATAAAAATTACTTAGAGTATATTAAGTATGCAAATCGTAATGAGACATTTGTTGGCATTGCTCAAGTCTCAAACCACATCCCCCCTAAGTCCCATATCTATGCCGCACCTGCCTTCTATGCTATCTCTAAGAAAGCATATGACAAACTAGGTCAGCCTTCATTTACTGAAACGCGTAGGTCAGATACAGCTGAAGAAATAAGTTACATGGCAGAAGAGTGGGATATAAAGTATCGTGCTTTGATGCCTACATATTTTGAGAAGCCTTCTTCTGAGGGTATCTGGCCTCTAAGTAATCTTGGCTATTATGGTATAGGTACGGTGTTCGATAATTCAATCTATCATCTCTATCAATCTAGAATGGCAGAGAACATTGAGATGTTTGTTAAGCGGTGTGATCAAGTTATCGATGGCACATTCAATACAGACAATTTTACTTCAGCTACTACATTTACATTATGAGAATATTATTCCACGCTAATACAATTAACTACAGAGGTACAACTGTAGCGATTACTGACTATGCAAGATACAATCAAGAGATCCTTGGTAATGAAAGTGTCATTACATACTGTAAGACAAACGGTGTAGAAAAAGACATGGGTAATGAGCAAGCTGTTATTGAGGAGCTCGAAAAAGAGTTTGAAGTTGTAGGGTACCGTGCCGGCGACCTAGAAAAGAAGATCGATGAAAATTATATTGATCTTGCATACTTTATTAACTCAGGTCAGATAGAATCCCTACCAACGAATTGTAAGACTGCAGTACATGCGGTATTCCAGTTCAATCAACCGCATGGGGATCGGTATGCATACATTAGCGAGTGGCTTTCGCAAAAGATGTCAGGCGGTACCATACCTTTTGTACCGCATATTGTTCAACTACCTCATACAACCGATAACTATCGCGGTGCTTTCAATATTAGAGCTGATCAAAAAGTTATCGGTCGTATTGGTGGGTACTATACATTTGATATCCCGTTTGTAAAAGAATATATTAAGCAGTTAGCTACAAGTACAGACGAGTTTGTTTTTCTTTTTGCAGGTACTGAGCCGTTTATTGATCACCCGAATGTTCGGTTTATTAATGAGTTTCATAGCCCGTTAAAGAAGGCAAAATTTATTAATACATGTGATGCAATGTTACATGCAAGACAGCGAGGTGAAAGCTTTGGCTTATCAATTGCAGAATTTCTATCTTTAAATAAACCGGTCCTTGCATGGAATGATGGCCATGACTTAAATCATATTGAGATGTTAGCAGGTAGTGGTCTCTTATATAAAGATAATCATGAGCTTAATTTTATGGTTCGTAATATTTCAGCGTGGAGTAATCAAGACTGGACTAAGAGGGTGGAGCAGTATAAGCCTGAAGCTGTAATGAAGAAATTTAAAGAGGTTTTTCTATGACACAAATAGTTTTTAAAAGAGTTACAACGCCTGCTGAAGCTGAAAATCTCCGCGTTGTGCGTAATCAATGTCGTGAATATATGACGCGTAGTACAGAGTTTATTACCCCTGAGCAGCAGGAGGAATGGTTCAAGACTGCGTTTCGCAAATATGATCTATACATTGCGTATGCCATCGAGCATGGCGTATGTATTGTTGATGCTGGTTTTGGAGTTGTTCATAAAAATGAAAACGAATTTCTTTTAACTGGTGGTCTAGTACTTGAGTATAGAGATAAAGGTTTAGGTAAAGTTATCTTTAAGTTTCTAGTTGACCAATGTCATAAGTCATTACCTATTAGGCTTGAGGTATTAAAAAGTAATACACGAGCATTCAAAACTTACGAAGGCCTGAACTTTAAAGTAACAGGTGAAACAGATAAATTATATTACATGGAGTATCAATATGATTCCGTTATTTAAAGTTGCGATGTCGGATCAGGCAGCAGAAAAAGTATCTGCTGTACTTAGTTCTGGCTTCATTGGTCAGGGTTCGGTTGTAGAAGAGTTTGAAGATAGTCTTTGGGATGTATTAAAATCTAAGACAAGACCTGTCACTGTAAATTCGTGTACTGCAGCTATTGACCTATCATTAGATATTTTAAACATACAGCCCGGAGACGAAGTCATTGCAACACCTCAGACCTGTTTTGCATCTAACGTAGGTGCAATTCATCGAGGTGCTAGACTGCGTTGGGCCGATATTGATCCCTTGACCGGGCTCATTGATCCTGTATCAGTTGGTAAATTAGTTAATGAGAAAACCAAAGCAATCCTGGCCGTTAACTGGGCAGGTAAACTTTGTGATTATAAAGCACTTAAAGTATTTGGTGTACCTGTAATCGAGGATGCTGCTCATACCTGGGATGTATTTACGCGTATAGATGATGAAGATCGCGGTGATTATATATGTTATAGTTTTCAGGCAATTAAGTTCCTTACTACCGGTGATGGTGGTATTTTAGTCTGCTCACCTGAAACAGAAAACGAAGCTCGTACCCTACGCTGGTACGGCCTTGATAGAACTAAAAACGAATCGTTCCGCTGTACGCAAGACATTACCAAAGTTGGTTTTAAATATCACATGAACGATATTAATGCTGCAATTGGTTTAGCTAACTTAGGTAAAGCAGAATACTCAGTTGCTTGCAGTATACGTAATTCAAGAGAGTATATTACTAAAGTAAATAACCCTCTGCTGACTTTACCTGAATGGGATAATACTTGCTCATACTGGTTATTCAGTATGCATGTGAAAGCAGGGTTAAAAGATCACTTTACGAAGTACTTAGAGGGCAACGGTATTGCAGTTAGCCCGGTTCACTTCCGTAATGATATGTACAGCAGTATATCTCAATTCCGTGAAGGTGATCTACCAGGGGTAACATCGTTTACCGAAACCCAGGTTTGTATTCCTAACGGATGGTGGTTGACTATGTTTGAGCAAGAGCATATAATCAAAGTATTGAATGAGTATACAGGAAAATAATATGAGTATTTTAGTAATAGGTGGTAATGGATACATAGGTTCACGTCTTGTACCTCATTTAAGAAGTCATAATCACGAGGTAGAGGTTTATGGTAATAGATCTAATGATTACAATAAGCTTACTAAAGAGTTTTTAGAGCCATTCAAAACAATTATTCTTTTAGCCGGTCATTCCAGTGTACAGATGTGCGTTGGTGATATCAGATCACCATGGCATAACAATGTTCGTAATTTTATTAACCTTGTTGAGAAGACTTCTAAAGATACAAAAATTATTTACGCGAGTAGCGCATCTGTGTACGGAAATTCAGATGATATATCTACAGAGAATAAAATGTCTTTAGATATTCTTAACAATTACGACCTAACTAAAATTACCCTTGATATTGCCGCTCAAAAATATCAAGCACAAGGTAGACAAATCCTAGGTTTAAGATTCGGTACAGTTAATGGTAGTAGCCCTGTTATTCGTAGAGACCTTATGATTAACATGATGGTGTATACCGCAAATAATGAAGGTAAGATTACAGTTGCCAATAAACACATAAACCGTTCTATTTTATCTATTGATGATCTAGTACGCGCTGTAGAACGCATAGTGTATCAAGGTAGGTATAGTTTTATTCCTGGCATGTATAATCTTGCTTCCTTTACTGCTACCGTAGATGAGATTTCCAGTTATGTAAGTAAGAAGTTAGGTATTGAAATTATAGATAAAGGTAATACAGCAGGCGCTTATAACTTTGATATTAATACTGATAAGCTTTGTAAAGACTATGACTTTAAGTTTACTGAGACAATTGAGTCAACAGTAGACAGTGTAGTTAGTTGTTATAAAGATCCAACAACAAATATTGTTATACGAAAAGATTATATAGAATACAATGATTGACTATGTAACAGTAATCTATAGAAATTACGATCTATTAGAACTGCAGGTCGATAATTTCAAAAAGAGATTTGATAAAAAACTTTACAATTTAATTGTAGTAGATAATACCCCTGACAACGAAAAAAGAGTTCTACCTGAAACGGAAGACTACCAATATGTGTACTGTAATAGTGCACCAACGTTTGATGGTCTCTCTCATGGTCGGGCAATAGATTACGGCTTAACATTTTGTAAAACAAGCATCGTATCTATTATTGACTCTGATTACTTTGTATTGAACAATGATATACATTACTACATTGTAGACAAGTTTGAACAAGGTTATAAAGCTGTTGGTACCGAGTACAATGATGGTAAGGATACAAGACAATGGGTAAATATTAATCCTGATAACTTTAAAAACATTCCTTGTTGTTTTGGTTCTTATTATGATATTAATCTTGCAAGAGCTAAGAGCTGGGTACTGACGCAACAAGAGGTAGATCAAAATCGGGCTACAGGGTTTGTAGAAGTTGGTTGGAAGATAAGAAAGCACATCTTAGATAACCAGATTAAGACACTGGCCTGGCAGACAGATGCTTCATACTACGGTGACTGCTATTTTAAAAATGAAAGAGGCGACCTGATGGGTATGCATTACGTAGCGGGCTCACATAGAAGATGGAATGAAAGATCTAAACAAGATCTAAGAAACATTATACAGAAATATTAATTATGAAAATTGAATCTAATCCTTTTATACCTATGAAAATTGAATCTAATCCTTTTATACCAGATGTTAAGGTACTTGAACGCCCGGTATATTCTGATCATCGCGGCTTCTTTACTGAGTCACTAAACCCTTTTGTGGAGCAAGTCCTTGGTGTGACATTTGTACAAGACAACCACTCTATGTCTCACAAGTATGTCATTCGTGGTATTCATTACCAGTGGAATAACCCAATGGGTAAACTTTGCAGGGTTGTAAGGGGTTCGGGTATGGATGTAGCGGTAGACTTGCGTGCTAAATCACCTACATTTGGTAAATATGTAATGGTCTATCTTTCAGGAGATAATTTTAAACAAGTCTGGGTACCTCCTGGGTTTGGTCATGCATTTATCTCTCTGGAAGATGAAACTCATTTTTGTTACAGTTGTACAGCTGTACATAATGCGGAATCAGAAGGTGCTATTTGTCCTCTAGATAAAACATTAATGGTTGACTTGCCTTTTGCAATAACAAGTAAAGCTATAATTTCTGATAAAGATAAAAACGCTATGTCATTTGAAGAATATAAATTAGATCCAAAATTTTGAAAGTCAATTATGCTAAGTAAAACTGTTGTTACACATTTTTTTAACGAAGAGTATTTGCTCCCTTGGTGGTTAGAGCATCATAAAAAATATTTCGATCATGGTGTTATGATCGATTATAATTCTACTGACTCATCTGTAGAGATAATTAAAAAGATATGTCCAACTTGGACTATTGTTAAGTCAAGGAATGAATTCTTTGATGCTAAGTTATGTGACGATGAGGTAATAGATTATGAGAGTCAATACCCAGGATGGAAGATGTGCCTTAACGTTACCGAGTTCTTAGTTGGTGACTATTCTATTCTCGATAATGCAACTACTGATAATCTTGTTCTTCCGTGTTGTGTGATGGTAGATAATCAACCAGACGTTATTCCTGATCCAAATAAATCCTTGGTTAGTCAAAAGACATATGGTATGCATTATAATGATGGTGCATCTAAAATAAGAAGGTCAAGAATTATTCACAGTAAGCGGTTATATGTCTACCCTCTTGGCAGACACTTTGATACACCACATACAACTGACAGGTTAGTTGTTCTTTGGTACGGGTTCTCACCTTACAATACTGATGCTGTTAAAAGAAAGCTTCAAATACAAACCAAGATCCCCCCATCGGATTTTGCTAAGGGATATGGTACACAACATAATACTAATGAAGAAAAATTAAACGCTATCTACCAGGATTACCTCTGGAATAGCAAAGAGCTAGCTCAAGAACCATTTATGCAGTAATTTAATTTGTAAATAGCAATTATGAACATAGCATTAATTTTTGCAGGTATATCATTCGGTCATAAATCAGAGAGAGATTTTAATCATTGTTTCCCTAACATTGATCGTAACTTAATTCAGCCGCTTCGGAAAGAACATTCTGTTTACAATTACGTTATGACGTATGATAATGATAGAATGGACGAAGTTACCAAACTCCTCAACCCTAAAAGACTTGCTTCTATACCTTTTGAAGGTAGTAGGCAAAACCCTACTCGTAAAACAGCAATTACTCTTATTGGGGATGACGATAGTATTGATTTTTATATTATGTCGAGGTTTGATGTTCATTACAATAAAAGTTTAAAAGACTTTAACATAGACTGGGATAAATTTAATTTTACTTCTCCAGAGGGCAACGGTTACTGGGAAAGAGAAAAATGGGTGGGGGATACTTTTTATGCATGGCCAAAGCGGTTGCACGAGGAGGTAAAAATAGCTTATAATGAACTAATGAAGTATGACCCAAATCATATGCATAACTTTTACAATATTGTCTCTTCTATTATTGGTACTGAGAATATTCACTTCATGAGTGAAGAACCGCAATTGAGTGGTCACCTACTAACAAGTATCTGTACCAGGGATTACACCGATCGGTTACGCGGCAAAATACCAATTAACGAAGAAATTTTAGCTAAATTTCCATAATAAGGATTTAAATGATTAATGTAGTTATACCAATGGCTGGTAGAGGCCAGCGATTTATTGAGAGTGGGTATGATAAGCCTAAGCCAATGATTGATGTAGTTGGTGTTCCAATGATCAAACGAGTCATTGATTCACTTACGTCTAAACACAGCGAATGTAATTTTATTTTTATTGCATTGAAAGAACATTTAGATAACGGACTTCAAGAATTTCTTGAACAACAAGGTACAATTATTCCGTTAGATATTGTTACTGAAGGTGCTGCGTGTACCACATTAATGGCTCTCCCTTACATTAATAATTCTACGCCGCTAGTTATCGCAAATTGTGATCAATATCTTGAATGGGATTTTGATAGCTTTCTAGAGCATTCTAAAGACCGCGACGGTTCCCTGGTTGTGTTTAATTCTACCAACCCCCATCATAGTTACGCAAAAGTAAAAAAAGGTCAAGTTATAGAAGTAGCTGAAAAGAAAGTTATTTCAGATAAAGCCTGTGCAGGTATCTATTACTTCCGACATGGTAATGAATATATCGAGAGTGTAATTATGATGATTGCTAAGAATATCAGAACTAATAACGAATTTTATATTGCACCTGCGTATAATGAGTTAATTTCTGGACTAGGTAATGTATCGGTATACGAAGTTGACGTTAACAAGAAACATATGCTTGGTACACCATACGAGCTAGAAATATTTTTAGATAAAGTAGAGAACGGGGATGTTATATTATGAAAATTTTAATTTTTGGTAAAAGTGATATCGGTGAAGGTATTAAACAGCTGTACCCGGATACTGTAAACGTACCTAAAGAAGAATGCGATGTAAGAGATGCTTTACAGGTACGGAATACATTAAAAAAATATAACCCTGATGTAATAGTAAATTGTGCTGGTATTTCTCACGTACAGGTTGTTAAGGATTCCAACATAGATCATTGGAAAGAAGAAATTGATGTTAACTTAGTTGGCAGCTTTATAGTTGCAAGAGAATCAGTATCTTTAAATTTATTTCGTCCAATGATTTTTATTGCCTCAGTTGCAGGTATGTATGGTAAACCAGAACATAGCGGGTACTCAGCGTCTAAGTCTGGTGTTATTTCTTTCGTTCAATCACTTGGACTTGAGGGGTATAATGCCTATTCAATCAGCCCCGGTCGTGTAGATACTAAAATGAGAGAAAAAGATTACCCAGGTGAAGACATACGTACTAGGCTATCTACATTACAAGTAGCCGAAGTTATTAAAGAATGTATTGACGGTAAGTACGAGCCAGGTGATAATATTATTATTCGTAAAAAAGGTTTTACTAAACTTAAACGCGTGGATCAAGGTCAGCCTTGGAAGAAGTATCTTAATGTACAACCGCTGGGTGCACCTAAGCTAATCTAATGAAAATTATTTGTCATCGAGGCAATACGTTTGGACCTGATCCAGATAATGAAAATAAATCTGAAGTAATCGATTATTGTATACAGCAAGGGTACGATATAGAAATTGACCTCTGGGCTCATAAAACCGGTCTTTATCTTGGACATGACGAGCCAACATATTTCATCTCTATAGATTACCTCACATCACTAAAGACAAGATTATGGATACATTGTAAAAATCTTAAAGCAAGTACTGAATTATTCAGATACAGTGGCTTTAATTATTTTATGCATGATAAGGATGATTACACTTTGACAACTCAAGGGTATGTTTGGACTTATCCCAAGCCGCAGAACGTATTTTCTTACAATCAAGTTCTACTTGATTTTTACCCTAATGTAGATTTTGAAAAATATAAGTTGTTAGGTATTCATGGGGTATGTGTTGACTATGTCTAAAATTTCTATATGTTGTCCAGTTTATACCATGAACGGTACTCGGGCAGAAAAGTTTCTTGTTGAATATCTTTCTCATTTAATCTTTCAGTCGTTTAAAGACTTTGAAGTTGTTATTTCCGATCAAAGTACTTTTGATAACTTAAGAACTATAGTAGATACTTTCGACCACGCTCTTAATATCCGGTATGTACGTAATACCAGTGAGAAAAAGAATGCTGCCAATAATGTAAACAATGCCGTGAGGCATGCAAGCGGAGAAATTGTTAAATTACTCTATATGGATGACTTCTTTGTAGATCCTTTTGCACTACAAAAGATAAGCGATGCGTTTGATAATAATCCAGAAGGTAAATGGTTTATATCAGGTTTTACACACAGTAACGAAGATCGTACTGAGTACTTTGATACCAGAAAACCTTGGTATGGTAACAAGTATGTAAATGGTGATAACACAACCGGTAATCCATCTAACTATGCTGTAAGACGAGACTGTGCAATCGAGATGGACGATAACTTATTGTGGATAGTAGATGGTGAGTATTTCTATCGGTCTTACTACTATCATGGGGACCCTATTATGATAAATGACGTTTTGGTTTGCTTTAGAGAACACGGTTCATCTGCATTTCGAGATCCAAAATTTATGGAGTTAGATGCAAAAGAAAGACAGTACTGTATCGACAAGTATAATGGTACCATGCCAACGAAAGAAGTAGCATTGAGCTGGAAATGACGTTATAATATGTAATTATAAGGACTATATTATGAAAATTGGAAGTGAAACTATTGCGCTGCTGAAGAACTTTGCATCGATCAATACTAACATTGTATTTAAAGAAGGTGATGCAGTTAGTACTATCTCTAACGCAAAGAACATCTTTGCGAAAGCTGTTATTAAAGAAACGATACCTAAAGAGTTTGCAATCTATGATTTGAACTCTCTTCTGGCTATGTGGACGTTGACCGATAGTCAGGATATTGAATTTGGAGATAAATGTATCGGTATTACTAGCCCGGCTGGTAAATTTGAATACTATTACTCTAATCCTGAGATTGTAACTGCTGCACCTACTAACGAAATTGAGCATGCCGATGTTTATAAGTTTAAAGTAACAGCTGAAGATATTCAGATGATTATGAAAGCGGCTGCTATTACTGGCGCGCCTACTGTATCTGTTACTTGTAAGAATCAAGCCGTTTTATTATCGGTAAGTGATCGTAAGAATGATACTGCATCTAACTTTAGGAAATCTCTAGGTACATCCTTCGATGACTTCGATGTTTTTATTGCTGTTGAAAATCTAAAAGTTATTCCTGATGCATATGATATTACGGTTGCTAAGACTCCTAATGGTAAAGCTAAGTTCCTTCATTTCAAGCACGAATCTAGACAACTACAATATTGGATTGCAGCAGAACCTGGTTCGGTAGTTTGAGGGTAGCATATGAATGAGCATTTCATCTGGTGCGAGAAGTATCGACCTAAGAAAATTGACGATTGCATTTTACCTGAGTCTCAGAAAGAATACTTTAAGCAGATGGTTGCTAAAGGTGAGATTCAGAATATGTTGCTATGTGGGTCCGCGGGTACTGGTAAGACTACGGTAGCTAGGGCTCTGTGTGAGGAGCTTCAAACAGACTATATGATCATTAACGGATCAGAAGAGTCTGGTATTGATGTATTGCGTACTAAGATTAAGCAATTTGCCTCCACCGTTTCGTTTACTGGTAATACCAAGGTGGTTATCCTTGACGAAGCTGATTACTTAAATCCTAATTCTACTCAGCCTGCGTTGCGTGGGTTCATCGAAGAGTTTGCAAGTAATTGTCGCTTTATTCTAACCTGTAATTTTAAGAATCGTATTATTGCACCCCTACATTCAAGGTGCGCAGTAATTGAGTTTAAAATACCTAATGCTGATAAGCCTGCGATTGCATCTAGCTTCTTTAAGCGTGTGTGTAGTATCCTAGAACAAGAGTCTATACCTTTCGATCAAAAGGTGATCGTTAAGATCGTACAGAAGCACTTCCCTGACTTTCGTAGAACGCTAAACGAGCTTCAGCGCTATTCACAATCCGGTTCTATTGATGAAGGTATCTTAGTCAGTGTCAGTGAAGCTAATATGAAAGAGCTTATTGATGCTATTAAAGAAAAAGACTGGAAGAAGATGAGAGCCTGGGTTGTTAATAATCTAGATAATGACCCCGTATCCTTGTTCCGTAAGATTTATGATACGTTTGTACCTCTAACTAATCAAGTACCTCAACTGATCCTAACGATAGCTGACTACCAGTATAAGTCCGCTTTTGTAGCTGATCAAGAAATTAATCTTGTTGCATGCTTAACTGAAATTATGGCATCGGTAGAACTTAAATGAACGAATTGTTAAGACCTACATTTGAATGGATAAAAGATGATTTTAAGTCCAATAGAATTCGGTTTGCTGTTGAGTTGGTCGCTTGGGCTATTAGTATTGGTTGTTCGATTACTATGGCTGCCACAGTCCCCAGCCCTCCGCTTCTTGTTCTTTATCCTATTTGGATTACTGGTTGCGCTCTTTATGCTTGGGCTAGTTGGACTAGGAAATCATTTGGCATGTTGGCTAACTACCTGCTCTTAACTACTATAGATTCTATAGGCTTAATTAGGATGTTAATGTAATGTTTGGAGAACCTAAAGTAGAGATAGTTATCGAGCCTTACAAAGCACCTGCTATATCACCCTTCGATTTTATAAATGCAATTACCTATAATAAGAACGATATTATGGTAGATGATTGGGCTGAAAAACAATATGTTCCATACATTGTAAATAAAGGGCTTTCGTACGGCGCTGATACCGTAATCCAGGCAAATGAGATGAACTCAAGACCTCATCTTGATAAGAAACTCCAATTCCAATTTCTCCTAAATAATATTAGGCCTAAGAAACGCTATAATAAGTGGATCAAAGCTGAGAAGATTGAATCGATAGAAGTAATAAAACAATACTATGGTTATAGCACAGAAAAAGCACGCCAGGTACTCCCCCTTCTAGATCAGTCTCAAATTGACCTGATAAAACAAAAATTAGAAAAAGGTGGAATAAATAATGTCAAACGAGTACTTCAAGATTGACTTACCTGGATATGCACCCCTAGAAGTCCTACTTGTTAAACCAGATGATTTTCTTAAAGTAAGAGAAACATTAACTAGAATTGGTGTTGCCTCTAGAAAAGATAAGATTCTTTTTCAATCCTGCCATATATTACATAAGCAAGGTAAATACTATATCGTGCACTTTAAGGAACTCTTTGCTCTAGACGGAAAGCAAACTGACTTAACAGAAAACGATCTAGAGCGTAGAAATACAATTGCCAAGCTCCTTTCTGACTGGGAGCTGGTAAAGATTATAGAGGTTACAAAATTTACCGATCTTGCTCCTTTATCGCAGATAAAAATTATTGCTTTTAAGGATAAAGGTGAGTGGGATCTACAAACTAAGTATAATATTGGTAACAAAAGAGTAAATTATAACGAGCAATCGTATAAATAAATTAAATTGACGAACGCCATTGGGTTCGTCTACAAGTCCCACCTTAGGGCTGTTTGATGCTACGGTATAAGGCGTCCGAGCAATTGCACTGTCACTCGTTAGTTGACCCAGTATTAAGTAAGCTGGATTAAGATATGCCTTCGGGGTATCGAATTTTTAACTTTTCGCTTAATAGGAGAAACTATATGTTCTACGCAAACATGGCTATTGATTCAATTCAAGATGCTAAAATCAACTTCCTCAAACAAACAGTACAGGAAGATTCCCTTAAAAAACCTTTAATTGATTTCGTAGAGGCACAACGTGTCTTTACAAAGCAAATCGCTAAGTCGGCCAACGATGTTATAACATTGGCTTCTGAGACATTTGCAAATGCAATTACTGGTGTAACTAAAAAGGGAGCTTAATATGACATTAGGTAACATTACTTTTGGTCCTGCATTTAAGGACATGGATAAATTTCTTGTTGGTTTCGATGATCAATTTTCGCGCATTGCTAAAATGCACGATGATATGACAAAGAATATTCCTAACTACCCTCCCTACAACATTAAAAAAACAGGCGATAATACTTACGTTGTTGAAGTAGCTGTTGCTGGTTTTTCTAAACAAGACATTGAGATCGAACTCAATGACGGTAAGATGTTAATTAAGGGTAACGTTCAGTCAAATGAAGCAGAAGAAAACTTCTTGTTCAAAGGTATTGCAAATCGCGCGTTCACTCGCTCATTCGCACTCGATGATCAAATCGAAGTACAAACTGCTGAGATGTTCAATGGTATGCTTAAAGTATTTTTAGAGCGTATTATTCCTGAGCATAGGAAGCCAAAGAAGATCGAAGTAAAAGATACTTCAGAAGCTAAACCTAAAAAAACCAAACCTCAACTACTTTCTGAAGAAAACGTTTTGTAAAATGAACCCCCTCGGGCCCGAGGGGTCATGAATATACTATCACTAATACCTGTTACAAGAAAAAACTGGGTTATTCAAGCCAGTGTTTTTGATGATCAGATATTAGTGTTTTTTCATAACCCGTTAACACTTGCATATTTCTTTAAGATCTTTTATAATGAAGAATGTGCTTATGAATTTATTGAGAAAATTATTTTAACATGATTAAAATTGTAAAATTGATTACAGGTGAAGAGTTGATTGCAGATGTAACGGGTAGTGAAATACTTTCCTTAAGTAAACCATGTGTAATACAAATGGTCCCTTCACGTCAAAATCCTGAACAACCTATGATGGGCATGTTCCCTTATGCAGCTTTTACTGAAGATCATTCTATTGAGGTAGATAGGGCTAAAATTGTCTGGAGTGCAAAACCGGTCAAGGAACTTTATAATCAGTACAACTCTGCCTTTGGTTCCGGTATCCAAATTGCTGGACTGTAATGTTTCATGTAGTAGTTCAAAATATTATGAAAGTAGTAAAGAAACCCTATTCAGTAACGTTAGTTAATCCTCTTAACTCAGAAGAGTGGATTTGTGAGGATTACAACGATATACGCTTTATTGATGGTGTAGAATACGTGAAAGTCCGTAAACCTATCATGCAACGCACTGTGCTGATGCGTAAAGATGCGTTACGTAAGAAGTAACGTAACAGTTGCAGTTTGGTCAGACTTGATATATAATAGATACATCTACTAAGGAGATATCTGATGAAGAAATTTATTGTAACTGTAATTGCAGGTTTAGCTTTTAGTAATTCTGCTTTTGCATGGGGCGATCGCGAACAAGGTGCGCTTGCTGGTATTGCAGGCTTGTGGGCAATTCAACAACTGCATAGAGGTGGTCAACCTCAAGTCGTATATCAGCAGA